CTATATATATTATATTATATATATTAGATAATATTTATATAAATTTAAATATATATGGATGAGATCTTAGTTTTGATTTCTCTCGTTAGAGAGTGGCACTGTGACGAATCTTGGATGAGGAACAGGGACATTGCTCGATGCAATCGGACTGCACGTCAGTGCTGATGAGTGTCATTATGACTGAATCATTTCATCTGTTTCATCTTTGTATTTCATATAGTCAAAAGCACATAATACCTTTCTATAATCTGTGGTCTTCTTATCTGTTCTTTGCTTTAAATAGTTTTCTGCTTCATCCAAACTGATCGCACCAGTAAGAATGGAATAAACAAGGCAATTTATTTGATTACTTTTAACTACGTTTTCTGTTGAAAATATTTCTTCTATGGCATTAAACTTGGTTTTACAAGCATTATTCATGCCTTGAACAAGTCTTTTCAGCTTGTTTTTTTGATTCTGCTTCAAAATTTTTTCATTTTGAATTGAGCTGTTAATTTTGCTAAACCCAAATATAGGAAAATATTGGTTTTCTTGAATTTTTTGTTTGTCTACCAAATTTAATACTTGAACGTTTTCTTCTTCAATGATATTAAAATAATTAGAAATCATATCATTTACATTCTGATAAACATAATTTATTGTATGTATATTACCAATTGCAAGAACTTTAGAAGAATTATCTAAATCATCAATATCATTTGTTATTCGTACCTTTATTTCTCCACCCTCATATATCTGTTTCACTATCGACTGTACTTTTCTAACATCCATAGCCGAAATAGGCAATTGCAATTCTGACAAAGCATGATATATTGCAATAAAATTATCTGTTTTTATTTTGTTTACTCTAATAGTAGTATGAGAATTGATAGTTATATCATGCTCAAACACTTCTGTACTGTCTGAATCTGCTTCATATTCAATCAGCAAAAAGTTAGCTTGTATTTTCTTTGCTAGTTCCGAATCACTTGAAACATAATCAAAGATAGTTTTTAAAATATTTCTTATATTTTCATCACCTATGCTATATCCAATAAATATAATTGGATTATGAATGAACAGAGAAAGCAACTGTGCTCTTATGAGTTCATATCGTCTGTTAAAAAGGTTATAGTCATTTTGAGTAATTATAATTTTATCTGGTGCATCAACACATCCATGAATTTTATAGACGGATCCATATGGATTGCTTAATAAAATATCATTTCCTATAAGTGGATTAAATTCAAATAATGTTTCAATCAACTTATCATAGTTAGTTGTAATGACAGAGCCTATATTTTTTCTAATTTTCTTTAGTTCAGCAATTTCATCATTTTTTTCCGGATTGATTTTTATCTCGCTGAATATTTCAGAAATGTATATTTTAAATCTGCTCAATTGTATGCCGTTTTTCATTTGGTCATAAAACATATCGTTGATATGTTTGAATTTTCCATTCCGGTCTTTTCCTAATTCCTCATTAAATATTCTTTCAATATCTGTGGCAATCTCATCGTAACGATATTCTCCGTTGCAAAGATGATTTGCCTTTATATCTAAATATCTTTCATCATTTTCAAACAATTCATGTGAAATGTGCTCTAAAAGTCCATCCCATGTGTATGAGTTTTCTAAGTATCTGAGACTCATGCCAGTACCTACAAACAAAACAGGGTGATTCTTAAAGTTAGAAATAAAAGTCGATATATCCAAAATTGACTCCTTTTATTGATTGTATCATTTTCCTTATAAATTAGATAAATATTCTACTTTTTTACCTTCACCAACTCCTGATACCGTTTCATCAACTCTGCCACGCACTCGCTCTCTGTGATTTTCCGGTCAAAGCCGTAGGCAGCCATCACGGCGAAATCGTTTGCCTGATGTGCCTTGCGGAGTTCCGGCGGCATGGTGGTTTCATCGTAGAGATCGGCAAGGGAACAGTCAGGGTAAAGTGCTCTTGCGTCCAGGATTGCCTGAGCGGTTTTCTCGATTTTTGCTTTTTGTTCGGGTGTTGGATTGCACCAGGGGAAGTTGTTGTAGACAATTTTGATAGAATAATCATAGTCGCTTTTCAATCTTCCACACACTGTTCTCATCCACGCCATATGAACATTAGATGTCAGGACACCGAAATGATATAAAGTCGCATTAGGTATAAGTCTCACTTTATTGCTGCACATAATATCCGGTGTCATAAAGCCCATTGGCACATATCGACGATTCTGTGAGGATACTTCTGGAATTACAATGTAATTTGTGGTGGGCATATTTTCAGTTTGAAATCTTGTTGGTGTATCAGCGAGTCTAAGCGTGCTTGCTCTTTTACTTGATAAGCGAAATTGACGGACATTTTCAATTCTTTTCATACATTCTGGCATAGAATGCAGTTCTTTTGGCGAACAATCTCCAAGCCATAAGCAGTATCGAGGAATACAGTTAATAAATTCTCTCGACCCATAGAAAAGATGAAAATACGGTTTTGATTTAGGCTCTATTCTAATGAATTCTGCCATTTCTTCTTCTGTGAAGATATAATTTCCATCGTCAATAGGCTGATTGCCCATTCTAATTGTATTTACTTTACATATAGGATTAGTTCTACTTTCAATAACAATATTATCTGCTTCAATAAGATAACCATTTATATTTTTCGCAATCTTTACAGAGCCACCATCAAAAATTCGCTTTGGTTTTTGATTTGATGCTTTGCTAAATCCAACAATAACACAATGCACATGAGCTTTCAAACTTGCTTCACTATCCCAACGGAAAGTACGATATGCAAAATCAATATGAACCCCATGCTCAAACAGGTTTTTCCAAAGGATTGCAACTTGTTCTCCCTGAGTAATGGAATTCGTAGAAACAAGAGCCGTTCTAATTTCTGTTCCTGTCATCATATCCGCTGCTTTTTTATACCAGCAGGAAACATAATCCAGATTTCCATTATTTTTAACACCATCAAATATCGATAAAACATCATCCTTTTGTACGGTATTCATCAATCTTGCACCCACAAACGGCGGATTTCCCATGATATAATTCAGCTTTTCTTTCGGCACAACGCTTTCCCAGTCAATCCGCAGAGCATTGCCCTCCACGATATTTGCATAGGATTTCAGCGGCAGGAAATTCAGATTGATCTGCATCAGCTTCTCCGTTTCCTGCATCATCTGGCTTTCTGCGATCCACAGGGCGGTTTTGGCAACTGTCACCGCAAAATCATTGATCTCGATGCCGTAAAACTGTCCAATGGAAACCTGAATCGGGTTATATTCGCCCTCGCCGCCCAGCATCATTTGACCACGGTGCTCCTCGTATAGTGCATCATTTTCCAAACGGCGGAGAGAAATGTAGGTTTCTGTCAGGAAGTTTCCGCTACCTGCCGCAGGATCTGTTGCCGTTCTAAAAATGATACAATGTAACGAATAACCTTTTAACGATGCACCCACCAGTGCCTTAGTGTGTGCATTATTTAACGATACCGTGTTCATTTGCACACGGTGATAACGATTGGGTGCATAAGTTGCCGCTACACTCATGGATACAGCCTCCTCTCGGTATTATCTCATGATGAGTTCCAGCAAATCATCAATATCCCAAAGTGTCATTAGTGTTTTTTGTTCTTCTGCAAATTTCCGTGCATCTCTTGTAAATTTAGAAGATGTCACAACTACTGATTGATTGGCTTGTGTAGCCATCTGTACTCCATATACGCTTCTAACTACACTAACATCAACTTTATGTTTTTCACCCCAATGTTTACACTCAACAATCAAAGTATAAGGTATAGGGCTTGACTTTGTTGCAACAATATCTCTACCTCCATCTCGTGTTGCTTGCGTTATTTTTACGCTAAATCCAAGCTTTTCAAATATATCAGCTACAAAAAATTCAAACTCTCTTGGTGACATTTTTTTGATTTTCTCTCTATGATATTCTAACAAAGCCTCTGCTTTCTCATATTCATCATAGGCTTCATCACAATAATATTCATCAAATTGATAATCCATTTCAGCTACTGGTTCATCCACAAAATCTCCACCATTACAATCACAATCCGAAAAATTAAATGCACCAGCAGGATATTCATATCCTCTAATATTAAAATCTATCCAAGAATGACATCCTTCACAGCATATTTCACCACGAAAATCATATTCTATTTCTTCACCCATAGATCGTTCATATACTGAAGTGTCATAATCCAAATTATCAGCCTCGACCAATGTTACATAGCCACAATTTTTACACTTGACATAAAAGTCTCCTGATACCTTCATCATAATATCTTACCCCCATTAATCATTTTTTCGAGGGCATATTCTTGGTAGTTCCTCCAAGAAATGCTGTCCGATTTTCTCTGCATCAAAGTGATATGCTTCACAAATTAACCGCAATCCGTCCGGTGTTAGCAGGCGCCCGTTATTTCTATCACGACATAGCTGTTCATAATCCTCTAATTGCTTTTTCGTTATTGTAGGCATCTGATGCCACCTCCTTAATATCACTGTTTTTCAACTGTTATTCTTTTTGCCAGCAAATCTACTAATGTGATTTTATACCCTGCGTCCAGTATAGTATTCGGCAAGGTATGTGTAGGAGAAGGATGCCAGTAAGCCGAATAATTGTAAGCTGATTTGCAAAGTTTCGTACCGATAATCTCCTCTATCTCAGAAAAAGACAATGTAGCTACGTCCTGATTGGTTTCCTGAAGATATTTCTTAAGTGCATCGAACTTGTTGTCATGAGACGGTTCCTCATCAAGTTCTCCGGCAATTACAAGGGCATTACACAACTCATCGTATTTATCGATCATCCACGAAAACAACTCTTGCTGTTTTGCAGGATTGAAGATTTCGCATTCTCTCTTATATACGATGCGTTTTGCCACGCTGTTTCGTTTACTGGAATACCAATCCAGTTTGTCTCCAAACGAAGTCTCTATCATATCTTTCTTGCTCTCAAGCCTGGAAAATGCCTCTCCATTATAAGCATAAATGAGCAAAGACAGATACTTACCTCTGGTTAAAGTAAACGAGAGGTGAAAATCAGCATTAATGACAGGAATGTCATACCAATTCTGTGCATATGGCTTTCTGCTTGCCATGTCTTCTGCACGACCTTCCTGCTCACAGTATTTCACAAATTTTGTCCAAAACATCAGCTGCTGATTGCCGAGTTCCTGGTTAGTATCTGCCGGGCTGTTTTGAGTTTTGGACATAGCTGACGCATCCTCTGTTTCTTCAACAATCGGAGCAGGAACCTCTCTACCATCAACTGCAAAGGTTACATATATCAATTTATCTAACTGGTCACTGGTATAACTGAATTGCCAGCGACTTTCCATAAACTTCAATAGTGATTTGCTTCGTTGATAGATTCTGTCCGCCGACCAATCCGTTTCTTTCGACACCTCTATTTCAGAATGCGAGCCGTTTTGATAGCCCCTTCTTCCGGAAGATTGGGAAGTCTTTTTATCTTCAAAACTATCATTTTGCAATGAAGAATTAATACTCTGTGACAACGGTAGTAAATTTCCCAAAGCACACGAAAGGAGTTCTATCTCTTCATCATCAAATTGTCTGAACTGATTTCTCCAATAGTACTTTGTGGGGGTCTGCGGCAGAATATGTTCAATGGACACTTTGTCTTTTTCTGTTTTTGTGAACATTTTCCAGCTAACTTTATCGAGGTTATTTCTCTGTGCAAGGTGAAGCTCATATTCATACAGAAAATATTTAATGGATTTCCAATCGTAGAAACCACCCATATTATCGAAGTGTTTTTCGATTTTTGTTATAAAATTCGGAATCGCATATTCAATATTTGCATTTGTAGTTTCCGTAATATCATCAACCAGATCACTTATGTCCATCTGTTTTAGGTAAATGCTTCTGGCGGCACGATAATATTCACTGCTTCTAAATGTAGCATTAAAATATCCCAGTCTGAAACAGATAAAGATAAAACGCTCCATTGCTTTAAATGCATCAATTCGCTGTTCAGCTGACAAATCTCTGCGGCTGATGATTACCATAACTAAAGGTCTGAAATATCCAATTCCGATACGATTCAATCTGTCTACCCAAAGTTTTTCCTCTTTGGATAAATTGTCACTCTGCATAGGAAAAAATGTAGCATACCAATATTTTGCTGTATCTTTTAGGCTGTTGACATACGCAGATATTTCGGACGGTTCAAGTTTTGATACTTCAAGTACTTCCGGCTCTGCTGATTCTTCAACCATATCCTCTGTATCATAATCTACAGTTTCCACATCTTCATCTAAGGTTTCTCCTATTATTACAGTTTTCTTTTCAAATATGTTTTTTGCAGAAAACTTGTTTAACAGGAAATGAATATAATCATCACCTTTTTTACGGGAATAAGTAAAATAGCTAATCCAATGTGCTCTTAAAAACTCATCATCCGACAACGGTGTTTTTTCATTTCGCCCCAGTTGATAATATACCTCTTTCCACGCATCGTTTATCTGACCTCTAAGGTTGCTTTTATCCAGCTCATCAAACTTATCATTCGAATACAATGTTGTCAGATAAATCAGTCGATTCTTCAGTAACTCCAAATTCGTGAGTTTCTTGCCACGGTTGTTCATAGTTTCAAATGCTACAAACACATCATAATCATCTGCTATTTCATGAATATTGAACATTAACCGCAGTGTCAATTTCAAGTACAGATTATTCAATCCTTCTGTACCCTCTGCTTTGTATAAAGCCGCTAAATTTTCAGAGAAAAAGGATTTTGCAAACTTTAGATTCTTTGTATAATATGTTTCATTTACAGTTCTGGAAAACGGCTCATTGAAAATCCGATATCTAAGGTAATCTGCGCTTGGATTATCCACTTCATAACCGAACAGATAAGTAGTAATCTGGTTATTCGGAGGTCGGTGTTGGCAGATGTATTTTGCGACCACATCTTTCAGAGTATCATACCCAAGGACTATCTCATCTTCAGATTTGCCGGAATTGCAATCAAGTGAACGTACAAACTCAACAATCTCATTCAGCAGAATGATAAATGTTGTCAATCTCTGCTGTCCGTCTACGATATGGCAGGGTTTAAATCCTTTGTCCACCATCCATAAGTCACTGCCCCAGCTTTTTGTTTCTGTACTCTTAAGCACTTTTAATGAAAGAAGTCCAGTATAGTGATATCTGCCTTCCTGCAGATTCGTTAAATCATCCCAAAAGTCCACCAATTGTGACTGCTGCCAGGCATATCCTCTCTGATAATCCGGTATTCTAAATAATCTGTTCTGAAACAACAGGGATAAAGGTTGTAATTCGTTAGCCATTCAGACAGTCCTCCTTATCAGTTTTTCTTTTCACATAAGTCAGTTCAATATCATATCCCAGTGCTTCCAACATCTGCACATAAGTCTTATTGACCACACCGTCCTGCTTCTTTATGATACGATTCACATACTGACCTGTTGTTCCGATTGCTTCTGCTAATTGTGCCTGCGTTTTGCCTGCTTCGATGCATTTTACTTTGACATCTACCTCAATATTGTTTTTTACCATTCCCATTACCTCGCTTGCACATTTTAATGTTTATAAATAACACTATTAAGATAAATTATAGCACATCTTTTCTCGATTTACAATCCGTCCGGAACATTGTTTACAAAATATCCGAAAAAAGAAAAACACCCTGCATCACTGCAAGGTGTCTCTGTGTATCTCTATCCTGTTTTATACCTGTATTTCCGACCCGTCCTTGAATGTGACGGTCATTTTCTTATCCTTATCCACCGTGATGTACTCGACCATACTGCCCCACATCCCGGCATCAAATTCCGTGATAGGTGCTCCATGCTTTTCAAGAATATCAATGAAGATGCCCAGTTTTTCATAATGAGCCTGCTTTTCCTCTATGGCTTCCATAATGGCATCATACCTTGATTTAACCTTTTCGTATCGTTCCACCAAACCATCATAGCGTTTCTGATAATCCTCCTGGTTCTGTGCGGTTCTCGCATTCTCCGCCACACAGCTTTGGGTCAGTTCCACAACAATTTCCATCTCGCTGCGAAGTTTGTCCTGTTCCTGCTCCAAAGTAGTGACATTGCAGACCGTCTGCCGTATCAGCTGAATGTTTTCTATGATTTCGTCTCTCTCGGTAATGAGGATATTCATTGCCTTGATAAAAGCAGCGATGATTTCTTCTTCCGTAACATGAGGAGTTTCGCATTTTCTATTCCCATCGAATTTATGGTTGCAGCGATAAATGACCCTGCGGTACTTGTCATTGGAATGCCAGACCTTGGATCCGTACCAACTGCCGCACTCGGCACATTTTATCTTGTTTGAGAAGATGCTGACTCCGCTGTACCTTGCTTCGTTTTTCTTGGAGCGTTTGGCAAGTTCCACCTGCACCAAATCATAAACGCTTGGCTCGATAATGGCTTCGTGGTTGCCCTCCACATAATACTGAGGAACTTCGCCCTCGTTTTTCTTGGTCTTTTTCTGCAGGTAATCCACCGTGAATTCCTTTTGGAGCAAGGCATCACCCTTGTACTTCTCATTGGAAAGCATCCTGCGGACGGTTGCTCCGTTCCACTTGTCCTTGCCGCCAGGGGATTTTATGCCCATTTCAGTCAGTTCCACTGCTATGCTGTGTGGTGTCATGCCCTCAAGGAATCTTCTGAATATCAGCTTCACTATTTTCGCCTGTTCTTGGTTGACCACGATGTTCCCATCAGGTCCCTTCTCAAGGCCAAGCACACGGGAGTAGGCGAAGCTGACTTTTCCGTCAGCAAAACGCTTTCTGTGTCCCCATGTGACGTTCTCGGAAATGGATCGGCTTTCTTCCTGCGCCAGTGAACTCATAATGGTGAGGAGCAGTTCGCCCTTACTGTCAAAAGTCCAAATGTTCTCCTTTTCAAAATAGCACTCCACGTTATGTTCCTTCAGCTTTCGGATGGTAGTAAGGGAATCCACTGTGTTTCGTGCAAATCGGCTAACCGACTTTGTTATGATAAGGTCGATTTTACCTGCCAGGGCATCCGCCACCATACGTTTGAAGCCATCTCGTTTTTTGGTGTTGGTTGCAGAGATACCTTCGTCCGTGTATATCCCAGCAAACTCCCAGTCCTCTCTGCCTTTGATATAATTCGTGTAATAATCTACCTGTGCAGCATAGCTTGTGACCTGATCTTCATGGTCAGTGCTGACACGGGCATAACCTGCCACCCTGCGTTTCTTCCTGCTGTTGACCGGAGTGGCTGTGAATTTATTAATGGTTGCAGGAATAGCCGTTACTTTTCTTTGCGCCAATTTTCGCCACGCTCCTTTCTCATCTGCTTCATGCGTTCACTCATCTCGACTTTTCGCTCCGGAGTCCATTTTTCCTTCATAAGGCTTCGCATATGTGCTTTCTGTTCCTCTGTCCTTGGCAGTCGCTTTGGAGCAGGCGGTGTATAAATCACTGCCGTTACCGTGCCGTCCTTTTTGTGAATTTCCAAGTCCTTATCCGTCAGCACCGAAATATACTCCACGGTCTTTCGGAATAAGGCATCGTCAAACTCTGCCATTCCAAGAGTATCGGCAATGAGAGGTATCAGTGCATCCTCACGCAAGCCTGCCGTTTGACAGCCATTGCTGTGTTCGGAGCATCGCCAGTAATTGACCTTTCCGTTTTCCGCTGTGGCTGACGGCTGTGTGGCTCTGCGGAAATTGCGTTCACAGTTTTTGCACTTGATTTTTCCAGTAAAACATGAGGAGCCTTTGCAGTTCGTACCGTTCTTTCTTCTCTTGGCAGAAGTCTTAGCACGGTACTCTGCCGTCCAACAGTCCTTGTGACCAGTGTTGGGGCAGTCCTTTGTGATAACCCTTCCGTCTGTCATATGAAACTCCAGTACATAGCGTTTCGGAACATCGATATGGTCAACCTCTCGGAGGAAAATCTCCTCATCAAATTCTTCTAACCCAAGCACCTCAGTGCAGGCTTTGACCATATTTTTATGGTTAATACTCCCACCAACCCCACAGCGGCCACCCTTTTTCTTTCTCGAACCACAGCACCAGAACTCAAGGCAGTTGCCACGGTCGGTTCGCTTGTTGTGCATATAGCTGACACCGCAGTGAGGACATTTAATTTTTCCCGTAAAACAGCAAGTGTTCAGACTCTTATTCGCCAAAGCACCCAGTTCCTTTCGCCTTGCAATCTCATCCTGCACATACCGAAATGTTTCCATATCGATGATTGGCTCGTGGGTATTCTCCACGAAATACTGTGGCATTTCGCCACGGTTCTTTTTGCGGCGTTTTGTAATAGGGTCCTCGATGAACTCCTTCTGCAGGAGTAGATTGCCTGTGTAGGTAATGTTGGTAAGTACCACCTTGATGTTTGAATCCACCCATCGGCAGCCGTTTGCCGTGGTAATGCCCTCGGCGGCAAATTCCTTCTCGGTTTCGAGCCTGGACTTGCCATCAAGGAAATTCTGATAGATGCGTTTTACAATCTCCGCTTCCTCCGGCACAGGCACCAGTTTATCATCCTCCCAGCGGTATCCGAAAATCTTAAACTTGCCATTTGGGATACCCTTTTCAAAGCGTTTCTTCGTTGCCCACCGGATATTCTCACTGATGGAACGACTCTCTTCCTGGGCAAAGGATGCCAGAATGGAAAGCATCAATTCTCCGTCACCACTCATGGAATTGATATTTTCCTTTTCAAACCGAACCTCGATGTCCTTTGCCTTCAGATGCCTTACGGTTTCCAACAGGTCAACCGTGTTCCTTGCAAATCGGCTGATGGACTTGGTAAGAATGATGTCTATTTTTCCTTCCTCGCAGTCAACCAGCATTCGCTTGAATTCATCACGCTTGACCGTGTTTGTGCCTGAGATAAAATCATCGGCATAAACACCTGCGTACTCCCAATCGGGATTCTTCTGAATCAGCTTGCTGTAGTAGCTGATCTGTGCGGAAAGGGAATGCATCATTCTTTCCGACTGCATGGATACTCTGGCATAAGCCGCCACTTTTTTGAGCTGCTTTATGGCAGGCACAGTCGGTTCAATTTTGCTTATTTTCGGCATATAATCACTTCCTTCCGCTACTATACATCACTCTTTTCGCCCCGGAAGTCAACGATATGTCGGCAAATAATGTACCCAAAGTCGGGTGGTATTTTTCACGGAAAATTGTATCAATTTGCCCATACTCCTTATCTGAAATAATGCCCTCAAAGAGCATCTTTCTTGCCATAAGCATGGTGGTCTGATACAGTTTTTCATTTCTGAATTCCTGCTTATCCATCAATACCACCTCCGAACCGATGCTCCACATAACACTCGTGGCAGCAATACTTTCTGTGGCTGTTGCCATATACTTCAAACTCCTTACCGCAGTTCGGACATTTATATATATAGATGGCTTTTCGCTGTACCTGATCAAGATGTGCATTCCACCATTTATTCCTACAGGCATCACTGCAAAATCGCTTTTTCTTTCTACCTTCCATCTGCACCATTTCTTTTCCGCAGCACTCGCAGACAGAACCGTCTGCAACAGGCACATCGGATTTCTCAATGCCAGTGAGGTTATTCCTCCGGCAGAACGATTTAATGGTATTCTGTGAAATGCCTGTCTGCTGTGCTATCTTCATATATCCCACACCCTGTTTTCGGAGTGCGCAGATTTGCGCTTTCTGATTTTCTGTCACTACTGACACCTCCCATCGTTATGAGGTCATCGCCTCTAACAGTGAAAGGACAGAAACACATCATTCAAGAACCACGAATTTCGACAAGGGCAAAAAAATAATGCCCGCCAAGGATAAAATCCAAGACGGGCATCAAGTCAGTACACAAGTATCACAAGAATTACTATATAATTATTTTTCTATTTTATAGAGGGAAACACGCACACGTATACGCACATACGCGCGTATAGGAATTTTCCGAGCCTGTTGTGTCACTTGTGTCTTGTGTTCCCATGATATGCTTAAACCTTTGTGCAAAAATCAAGTGAAATCCAACCTGCTCCGCTTTTCAATCTTCCCCAGCCCTTATCAGAGCCAGTGCCGGACTGCACTTCGATAATCGTATACACACCGACAGGGATATATTTGGTTCTGGCATAGTTTGTGCCGGGACCTTTTCTGATGTTAAGGTCAGAAATTGCAACCTTAATCTTGAACGGCACGGCGGATGCTGTTGTTTTCGATGTGTAGATGTTTACACCATTTGCATCAAACACGGAATATCCCGTCTTGCAGGCTTTTTTTGCATTTTCCAATGAGGAATATGCCCCAATCTGCGACTTTGCATCTGCCCACGATTTGCGAATGCGATAGATGTTTTTGACGGTCGGTTTTGCATCGGTCAAATACTTTTGTACTTTTGCCTTGAATGCGGACCAGTGCGGCAAAATATACAGCGGACAGGTCTTGTACGGATTTTTTGCGGTATTGAGATAATCCACAGTACCCGATTTTCCGTCCCTGACATTGAGCCAGTGGGTGTGGGTAAAGAGGTGGTTAATATCAAGATTGTATTTTTTCAGCAAAGCTGCCGCCAATCTTGCACAATTGTCCTCAGACTTCTTATCTG